TCGTTGCCGCACACGGTTATTTCGGTCGCCTGATCTTCCAGTATGCTTCTTTCAACAATAGCCGTTCTCTTCACTTCTTCCTTGCTGCTTGGCCAGTGGTCGGTATCTGGTTTACTGCTCTTGGTGTTAGCACTATGGCATTTAACCTGAATGGTTTCAACTTCAACCAGTCGATCATTGATTCGCAAGGTCGTGTCCTGAACACCTGGGCAGACGTTCTGAACCGTGCTGGTCTTGGGATGGAGGTGATGCATGAGAGAAATGCACATAATTTCCCTCTGGATCTTGCTGCTGCTGAGTCCACTCCTGTGGCACTTCAAGCACCTGCTATCGGTTGAGTTTCTTAAAACAGAATACCTCACGAAAGAGACCTTCGGGTCTCTTTTTTTATGCTTTAATGTATAAATAGTTCCATACCAAACTTCCATACCATAATGAAAACTTGTAGCAGATGCGGGCAGACAAAAGATCTTGAGGGGTTCTCTAAAAGAAGTAGTAGACCTTCTGGTGTTCAATCAAAGTGTAAGGACTGTGAGAGAGAAGTTCGTAGACAGTATTATAAACCCCACGAGTTTATGCGTAGGAAGTTTAAGCTCACGGAGGACCAATATAATGATTTAATGAAGAATGAGAACTGCCAAATATGTAATGTGGAACTAGCCAAGAAGTGTATTGATCACTGCCACTCCACAAACAAGATACGAGGTGTCCTCTGTAACAACTGTAATACCGCACTAGGATTAGTAGGTGATAATATCCAAACATTACAGGCTATGGTTGAGTATCTAAGTATAGATAGAGTAGTTGTAGATGCTCAATGAAGTTTCTTCTCGCACTGTTTGCTACTCTTTTCTTTGCTCTTCCTGCTTGGGCAGTAGATGTCCAGATGGGTGCTAATGGCAACCTAGTTTTTGAGCCAGCAGAAGTATCGATTGCTGCTGGTGAGTCAGTCCATTTCATTAACAACATGCTCCCTCCCCACAACGTAGTGGTAGAGGATCATCCTGAGTTGAGCCACGAAGGTCTCGCTATGTTACCAGGCGAAGACTTTACGATTGACTTCCCAGAGGCAGGAGACTATACTTACTGGTGTGCTCCCCACAAAGGTGCGGGCATGATCGGTACAATTCATGTCTCATAATCACAACTATGAACCTATGCCTGCCTGGGTTGCCTGGGCAGGTGTAGGACTGATGATCTTCACGGTCATCATCTTTGTTGTCTTCACACTTTCTGTAATGTATTTTGGATGACATGGAACACCTATTTGTTTTTGGATTTGCTCTGTTGTTGACAGCAGCAATGGAAGCAACCTTTCCCGTTAAGAAACCTAAATGATGAACCACGCTGATCACTCAACTTACGAACACATTATTCATATGTTACTCTGCTGTATTGCTGGTCTAGGTATCGGTACCCTGGCTGTTTGGGGGTACAATAAGATTAAAGAATCTAAAAATCACAATCCATAATGGAACACTTACTCGGACGGGCACTGCTAATTGTGGCAGTGCCTTTTGTTTTAACTACAATTTATTTCGGCACAAAGAAAGGTGGATACTATGACACCGATATGTACAAAGGAAATGGAACTGCCCACTAAGAGGCGGTACTGGTTTGCTATGTCATCGTTTGCTAGAATGTATACACCGCCAAAGGTGACTCAAGAAATGTCTGACTTTTGTTTAGGTTGGGCATTACATGAAGAGATCGCACCATTGGATGACTTGAACCATGTTGACAGATACTTTAGAGCATTATGGATCGAATCACAGAACTAGAAAACGAAAACCGTTGGTTGAAAGAAGAGATCAGAAGATTGAGACATCAACTGGCTATGAAAGAAGAAAAACAATGGGCACATCCAAACTCATGTGTCCACAATTCAGACCCCTGGAAAACATGGAAGTCGAATTAGGGATACTTATTTTTATGTGTGGGTTTGGGGTGTTTTTGTTTTTGGTTTCCCTCCTCTGACCCCTTGACACGATCGTTAAGTAATGTTAAGATAAATATGAGAACAACGATCGGAGGTTATGGCTTCTTCAACTCTTTCTCCACCTATTTCACAGCGAGGTTGGTTCGATGTCCTGGATGACTGGCTTAAACGAGACCGCTTTGTATTTGTGGGCTGGTCTGGACTACTTCTTTTTCCCACTGCTTATCTGGCAATTGGTGGCTGGCTTACTGGCACGACGTTTGTTACAAGCTGGTACACCCACGGGCTTGCGTCTTCTTACCTTGAGGGTGCTAATTTTCTCACGGCAGCAGTGTCAACTCCTGCTGACGCTATGGGTCATTCTCTTCTTCTACTTTGGGGTCCTGAGTCTCAGGGAGATTTCGTCCGCTGGCTCCAGCTTGGGGGACTCTGGGCTTTTGTGGCGCTCCACGGAGCCTTTGCTCTCATAGGTTTCATGCTTCGGCAGTTTGAGATTGCTCGTCTAGTAGGTATTCGTCCGTACAATGCGATTGCTTTTTCTGGTCCGATTGCTGTCTTTGTGTCTGTTTTTCTCATCTATCCTCTCGGACAGTCCAGTTGGTTCTTTGCGCCGAGTTTCGGTGTCGCGGCGATATTCCGCTTCCTACTCTTCCTACAGGGCTTCCACAACTGGACGCTCAACCCGTTTCATATGATGGGTGTGGCAGGTATCCTGGGTGGTGCCTTGCTTTCTGCGATCCATGGTGTTACAGTAGAGAATACTTTGTATGAAGACGGTGAGCAAGCAAACACGTTCAAAGCATTCGACACAACTCAAGAAGAAGAAACGTACTCGATGGTCACTGCCAACAGATTCTGGTCCCAGATCTTTGGTATCGCCTTCTCTAATAAGAGGTGGCTTCATTTCTTCATGCTTTTTGTTCCTGTTATGGGTCTATGGACCTCTTCAATTGGCATTATTGGTCTTGCTCTCAACCTTCGTGCTTATGATTTTGTCTCGCAGGAAGTGAGAGCAGCAGAAGATCCTGAGTTTGAAACCTTCTACACTAAGAACATCTTATTGAATGAAGGACTCCGTGCCTGGATGGCTCCAGTAGACCAGCCGCATGAATCTTTCGTATTTCCAGAGGAAGTGTTGCCAAGAGGCAACGCACTGTGATATACTACGAGGGTCAAATGACCCTCTTTTTTATGGAACTGGAAGATGAAGTCAAGTGGATTGATGATGTTTTTCGTGTTTACAAAACCCAATATGGCTTGTGGCATAGTGCGACACAGGATGGTGAAGAATTAGTAACTGCTCTGTCCGAAGAACTGTGTATTAGAATGACTCGTTTCTATCTTAAAGGTAGACAGGAGGGATGGTCTGAAGATCAAAGCAGGGTCATGAACGATGGTAAAGTTGGTGGTAAATTGTGAGCGAAAATGACTTTTTAGTTACAAAAAAGTCGAAAAAAAAATTCTGGGTATTTTTTTACTCCCAGGTTTTTCTAAATAAATCTAACGTGTAGAGTCCTATCAATGGAAAATATTGAAGCACACATCGAACAGGATAAGAAAATCCTCGATGATCCAACCATTTCTCCTCAGATGCGTCGCCATACTGAAGGTGAACTGAAAGAGTTGGAAGCATATGCTGAGCGTCACCCAGAAGATCATCACGATCCCACTTCTCTGGAACTGTATTGTGATGCTAATCCCGATGCTCCTGAGTGTCTTGTCTACGACGACTGATGAACTTTATTGGCATTTACGATGATCTCCTTACCAAAGAGGAGTGTGAGATTGTTATCTCCTATTTTCATAAGAATAAAGAGGCGCAACAGCCAGGTCAGATTGGCTACGGGTTTGTTGATCCAGATCTAAAAGATTCGACAGACCTATACTGCTTCTTTACTGACTCCTTATTCACCCATAGCATCCTCTACAAGGGCATTGAAACTGCCTTTAAGAAGTATGAGTCAGAACACCCCGCCTTCCAGTACACAGACCGTTTTAGCCTGTGTGACGGGTTCAACCTTCAGAAGTATGAACCAGGGCAGGGATTCAAACTCTGGCATCATGAAACTACTAACTTTGTGAACTATCCTAATCCTCAGACAACCAGAGCACTGGCATGGATGGTCAACCTAAATGACGTACCTGATGGAGGTACGATGTTCCTGGAACAGGACTTTACAATGGAAGCGAAGACTGGTAGAGTGAGCATCTGGCCAGCCGCATGGACTCATGTACATAGAGGTCAGGTTTCAGAAGAGAACACTAAATACATCGCAACAGGTTGGTTCAACTATGACATCCCAAACCCTGAAGAAGACATTCGTAATTTACAGTAAGGATGGATGCCCTTTCTGTACAAAAATTGAAAAGGTTATGCGACTTGCTGAGCAAGACCATACTATCTACAAACTTGGAGAGCACTTCACAAAAGAAGAGTTTTATGCTGAGTTTGGCTTTGGATCTACCTTCCCCCAGGTAGTTTGTAACGAAGAAAACCTAGGGGGTTGTACTGATACCGTAGCGTATTTGAAAGAGAACGGATTTATTTGATGGAAGAAGAACTTTATTCGCTAGTAGAAGCATCTGTAGATGTTGCTGTGTTTCAGAAGAAATACCTCTTCAACATGTACGGATACCTCAAAGGGTTTGGTGCCAAGAGAAAGGTAGCGACGGAGTTCTTGTGTAGTCAGACTAAATGTAATCTCGAACAAACAATCTCTGACCTTGATGTTTTTATTCAGGGAGGAGATAAAACTATCCGAGAAGCATATGGCTTTCTCTCTAAACCTGAGGCTCGAAAGATCAGGACTTATTTGATTAACATTATTGCCGATGCTGAAAAGTATGAGTATGATCGACGACCAGGAAGAAGAAAGAAATCCACCTCGGTTAGGAATAAATAGAGGAATAGAGTTGATGTTGCCTCGGCAGGCAAGGAGGGAAGAACCGAGTCCAGTAGACTTAGACGTTACTCTTCCTCTGTTTAAGTGGCGAGTACGGTTTAAGTTCTCGTTAGATGTAGTACGCCAGGGGTAACATGGAAACGAACGTAATTCTCTTTTTCTCCGCTGTGACAATGATTGTCACGTTTGCTATTGGAGGAATCATTGGTTGGACATACAAGCAAGAAGTGTCCAAGCCTAAACTCGTCATCAATCACCCAGAAATGTTTGATGAAGAAGGTCAATACATTAATGAAGAGTTAGTCGCTGTTCGTTTTATTGAACTCGACGACTCTTACTATGAGGTTGACGAAGACGAGGAATAACCCTTATAATTAGATTAACAATTGTTTTATCATGCCTAAGAAACTCCCAGAAAATGCTTTGGTTTCTGAGATCTTCCAGCAGGTTTCTTCTGCGAAGACCAAAACCGAAAAAGTGAATCTTCTTCAAGAATATAACAACAATGGTCTCCGTTCTGTTCTTATCATCAACTTTGATGAATCGTTGAAGTTCCTTCTCCCTGAAGGTGAAGTGCCTTACGACAAAAATGAAGCACCTGCTGGAACTGAGCACACTCGTATCGATCATGAGTATAGAAATTTCTATCGCTTCTTCAAAGGAGGAGATAGTTCTATCAATTCGATGAGGCGAGAACAACTCTTCATTCAGTTGCTTGAAGGTCTACACCAAGATGAAGCTGAGGTCATGGTCTTGGCTTGTAAT